ATCTCCCCGAAACCTAAGGTCTCAGGAAGAGACCTAGGTCTCCTCATTGGCAGGACCAGGCCTGCCAACGCCCTACGAGGTATTACCTCGCGGGCGCCCCCTTCAGTTTGATGCGACGGACTGAAGGCCGCCCAGAACGTAGCAAATGCTCGCCGGAAACTGGCAATTTTCCGGGCGTTTGGCTCCAAGGTCGAATCCCATCCATCTCTGAATGGGATCGATTTCTTAGGTCAAGCGCAACCAAGCATTTGAGCAGGGCGCCATAATCATCAAGCGGATCGCTTGGTGATTTTGAAGTCTCTACATACCCCTTAACGAAGGGGGCATGTAGATCCTTATCCAGATACACGGACTCAGGATCGAGTCCGATGTAACTGAAGCGTCCTAACACAGGAGATTGCTCACCAACGATGGGAAATTTGAATCCGATGGACTCAAACACACCATCAAGGTAAGCAGCCGCTCTCCAGTAACCAGCCTTGTAAAGGTGGTTTCTGAAGGCGACCGTAGAAACGATCTCCTCTACGTCCCCCAGTGAGGTTGGGAGCTGCGCACGCATGCGCACGATAGACACATCGTGTCCATCGTAGAACTCCTTTCCGCAAGACTCCCGGAACTTGCCAGTCCAGAAGCTCTTGTCCTTATTGACTCGAAACCCAAAAGTTTCGAGCAAAAGGATCACTGAGGACACATAGTCTACAGGAACGATAATATCGTCCCCGTAGACGCGCACCGAACCAAGAAGGCCAAATATATCCTTCTTGGAAAGGTTACGGTTGAGCGCGTGCTCTATGCCTAGGAGAATAATGGTGAAAAACACCATACTCTCAAAGGGAAAGCACAACGCTGAACCCATAGACGCGAACTTGGAAAGACGAATCGTCTTTCCTTGCACATCAGCCTTCCGTGACCTACAAGCTTCGACCCCACCAGCCAGGTTGGGGAAGTTACTTAGAAGGGCACGTACATGCTGATTCGAGACACGATCCGATGCTTCGCTGAGATCCAGCGTAGCGAGGTTTCCATATTTGGAACCCTCGAGAGCCATCGTCTGATTAGGACTTTGGTCATCCCATCGAATGAACTGACCCGGGCCGTTGGGCCGGAACAGTTCTCGTTCAAAGCTACTGAGGATACCCTGTTGTATGAACATCATACAAGCAGGCTCAATGGCGATGATACGAGGTGTCTTGAGCGTTTTAGGTACAGTAATGACCCGAACGGGTCGTTCTGCACCGGGTTCGAGGACGTCAACCCCCTCGAGTTTCTCGAGGAGGTGCGGCCTAAGACTTGGAATCAAGTATTCCCAATGAGGGAAGTACCTTTCCAAGCGCTGGGTCCATTCCTGCATGATCCACTTAGCATTGCTGCTAAGGTGTTCAGCAGTGGACCCAGGGCCGTGTCTAGGAATGATTCTTCCATAGTAGATATCCTCATCTACAGACTGGAATACTTCACTCCAGACGAGGTTGCCCAATTCTTTAAACCTGGTAATCACATCGCCAGGTATAACGGAATCGGACAATCTGACGTCCTGCTCACACTGGATGTATCTATCGATCGCATCTTGTATACGCCAACTGGCGCATTCAAGACGCATCTTCGCGAACATCAGAGTAATCTGACGTATCGCGATGATGGCTGGGATCGATGGATCTTCCAGCAACCGTCCACCCTTTCGCGCGAAGATGAGCTCGAGGAAACCTCCGAATAAACGGGGGAGACCGCCTCTCCAGTAAAAACCCTGGAAGAGATCACGAGCTACATACCCTCGGTCGAGACCTTTTTCGAGATCTCTTCCGAAGGTAGGTAAGGTTATCGTTAAAAACGATAACCCTTCACCTTCAACGCGCAACATGATCTCTTTAAGATCATGCTGGGTGCTTGTGCCGCAGAGATTCTCCAGATCAGCGAGAATCTCACGCAAGAACAGCATCGGGCTTTTCATGGTTCCCCTTTACAAGAGGTGTTCCATCCCTAGCCACGTGCCGCAGATCCTACCCCCTAACCAAGGGGGCCAGAGCCACCCTCCTTATCGTCACCGGATGATTTGAAAAGGTCGTAAACGACCTTACAAATCATGGCGATGACGTTCACCACGCTAGTGTAAACTAGCACGGTGCGGAGGATGAGTCTGGTCAGTTTTCGCCACCCATCAACTGGGTGAGCTTGGCGTTCGTCGTTGCCGTAAGGAAGGTCAAAAGACCTGCCGTATTGGTAACGATGTCCGCCGTGGTGTAACCCACAGAGGGGACGTCAACAACGAGGTACGCACTCATGCTGTACCGGTTGTTGACAGTCGACTCGAATGGGTCAGCCGCGACCTTAGCAAGGTCAAGCCTGGCGATGCGCCGAATCCTATTCCCGTAGGAATGGGAGACGGAGAGCCGGTTGAGACCAGCGGCGTCTTGGAAGGCGCCCTTGTTCTCACCGGAACTGATTCTCGGAAGAGAAACCGCACCACCAACGATTGTTACTGACTGTGGATCTGCGAACGACATAGCACTGTCCTTGACTTGAGGGACAACCTACTGGATGTAGGTTGTTTGAGGGCCAACGGTTTCAAGGTTGGCCCTCAAAGCTACGTCAATTATCTTGACGTAGCTTCTTCGGGCTCCGGGTCATACCCAGAGCCGCAAGGATAGACCACTGCATGTCCGAAAACGATGCTGTGTCTATCCCGAATCCGTAGGGTGTTGCCCTAAACCGCTCTTTACGTTGAGTAACGTAATTAGCAGTTATGGATGGCGTCGGAGTCCATGAACCATTTAGGTTCAGGTCATACGACGACATGCTAAGGATATTCTCCCAGGTGGTTTCCACCATGAGATATCCATAGCGCAACACAAGCGAATTGGTTGAAAACTCCTGATGGACAGCAAGAAGCCGTCCAATATGGAGCTTCCAATCAATAAGCCAGGACCATGGCGCTAATTCCCAAAGGACAGCTGGAGTTAACTCCAGCCCGAGGAGGTGGTTAGCCTTCTCGACAAACGCATCCATTTGACCCCAATCTTGTTTCGGGGGCAAATAGTAAACGTATTGTCCTTTGAACCACTTTCGAGCGGTGGTGCGAGTGCACCGAGTTAGCGTGCTAGGAGTAGCTCCAGATCCAGTACGGATCAAAGAGCTATTCACCACTCCGGCGACTCCGGGAAGACTGAGACGAACCGAGCTAGTGCTCGATTGAATCCCAGTCCCGAAGACGTCGAGTGGCCAGGTAAAGGACCTCCGGACAGGTCGTCCGGAGTCTCTTTGGTACTGCTTGAGAATGCGTGACGCATTCAGCATAGCAGTGATTACTTTTCGAAGGTCTGCAACAAACGGCAGCCAATCGAATTGTATACTGAGGTGCCCGTGCGCAAGATTGCGCATGAAGCTTTCCCCAGTATGAAGGATTGCCCCTGGTAATTTGGGCAAACCATCAATCGTGCCCTCTAAGAGAGCAACACCAAGAGACGCCCTAGGCGCTGTGGGAGCGGTAGCACTAATTGCAATGCTACCCCATTGGCTCACACTACTAGAACTAGTAGATGTGCCGCCAATCCATTTGCTATCCGAATTGATAGTATCAACCGGAAGCAAAGGACCCTTATACGACCAGCCTACACTTCCTTGGCTAAGATATACGCTTGGATGGCTTAATTCCAAGCCGTACTTAACCGTGGAAAAGGTATGGCCGTTATCGAAACCTTGCGGAAAAGTGGCTTCATCGTAGGCCTGATATTTCTTCAGGAACTCGAATTCACCACCGAGAGTTGTGGGCTGGTTATCCAGTACCACACTCTCGTCCTGCAAAGGTTGCGGTGCGCCCCTACCAGTTCTCCAACTGGTAGTTACCTGCTTAGGCAGCAGAAATGTGCCACTGACACCGTCTGGAGTCCAGGCGGGTCCTATCTCCTGAACGTCAATCACACCGAGACCATTCTTATGAATGGCTCGATAATGATTGCCGTAGGGGATAGCCTCGTATTGACTACGAGAAGAGGTTACATATCCACCCATGGTACCTCCTACACTCTGTAAACGATCGAGCAAGGACACATTGGGGCCGATTTTCCAGGTCGGATTCCCGTTGTGGCCCTGTTCGAAAGGGAGAACCACCGCCTCACGGCGGTCGGCACTTGCAGAGCACAAGCACCGGGGGCCCCGAAAGGGG